AAACTATGTAGGTGAAATATGGCCCTAAAGAAGTTAGTATTTAAGCCCGGTATCAACCGAGAAGTAACGCGTTACTCTGATGAAGCTGGCTGGTACGAATGCGACAAAGTACGCTTTAGACAGGGTTTTCCTGAAAAGATAGGCGGATGGCAACAAATATCAGGGACTACGTTCCTTGGCATTTGTCGGTCTCTATGGAATTGGGTCACTTTAGGTAGCATTAATCTTATTGGCGTTGGTACCCATTTAAAGTTCTATTTAGAGGAGGGTGGTGGGTATAACGACATTACACCTATTCGTAGCACTACTTCTGCGGGAGACGTGACATTTGCGGCTACTAATGGGACAGCAACTCTTACTGTTACTGATACAGGTTACGGTGCTCGTGAAAATGACTTTGTTACGTTTAGTGGTGCTGCATCGCTAGGCGGTAACATAACAGCCGACGTATTAAATGCTGAATATCAGATCGTTACTACCCCCACTGCGAACACATACACTATCACTGCTACAGCCACAGCCAATGCGTCAGATACAGGCAATGGTGGGTCGTCAGTAGTTGGAGCCTACCAGATACGTACTGGAGAGCCGTATGAAGTGCCTCTAACTGGTTGGAGTGGTGGCACATGGGGAGCAGGTGTTTGGGGTACAGGTGGGGTTTCTACTGAAGATATACGTCTATGGAGCCAAGCTAATTTTGGTGAAGACCTAGTATTTGGTCCTCGCGGGGGCAGTATTTTTTACTGGGATGCAACAAATGGAGTAAATACACGTGGTGTTTACTTATCATCTCTTAGTGGCGCGTCTAATGTACCCGTCTCGCAAAATTTGATTTTAGTATCAGATATAAACCGTTTTGTGTTTTGTTTTGGTACTAATGATGTTGGTACTGCTACCGTTGATCCAATGCTCATCCGTTGGTCTGATCAAGAAAATGTAGCGCAGTGGACACCAGCATCTACAAACCAAGCGGGGTCTTTGAGACTGTCACGGGGAACTGAGATAGTCGCGGCTAAACAAGCACGTCAAGAGGTTATCATTTGGACCAACTCTTCGCTGTACTCGTTACAGTATCAGGGCGCACCCGCTGTATGGGGTGCTCAGTTAGTCGGGGATAACATATCTATAGCGTCTATGAACTCCGTTGCATTCGCTAGCGGCGTTGCTTTTTGGATGGGTAAGGATAAGTTTTATATGTACGACGGGCGGAGCCAACCTCTTCCCTGTAGTGTACGTCGATACGTGTTTGAAGACTTTAATACTTTGCAGTATGACCAAGTATTTGCAGGTACGAACGAAGCATTTCACGAAGTATGGTGGTTCTATTGCTCAGTAAACAGCGACACCGTAGACAAATATGTAGTGTTTAATTACCTTGAACAGACATGGTATTACGGCACTCTAGCGCGTACAGCATGGTTAGATTCTGGATTACGTGATTTTCCACTTGCCGCGACCTATAGTTATAACCTTGTTAATCATGAACAGGGTACAGATGATAACCAAACAAGTGTAACTGCACCAATTGCAGCAACTATTACCTCTGGGCAGTTTGATATTGACGATGGAGACAGGTTTGCGTTTGTGTGGCGCATAATACCTGACGTTACATTTACAGGGTCTACCGCTACTTCTCCTAGCGCAACAATGACTTTGCTCCCTCTAGCCAACTCAGGATCAGGTTATAATAGTCCGTATTCAGAAGGAGGCAGTGCATCAGGTACGGTAACACGTACGGCTACGGTGCCTATTGAACAGTTTACAGGACAGGTAAATACCAGAGTTCGTGGACGGCAGATGTCCATCCAAATGGAATCTGCTGATCTTGGAGTTAAATGGCAACTTGGCTCTCCTAGAGTAGATATGCGCCCTGACGGGAAGCGCTAATGGCTAATGACATTGAGCGAACAGAACCGCCCGCGTTACCTTTAGCGCCTGAAGAGTACCAACGTTCGTTTATGGACCAAAACAGTAATGTTTTGCGGTTGTTTTTTAATCGATTTATTAACTCGCTTAACAACCTATTTAGCACCGAAAGTGGGGGCAAGTTCCTATATATGCCTTGCGGTGCTTTCTACAGCACACAAGACCAAGCTGCCTCCAATGTTAATACCGGATATGCAGTGACGTTTAACACCACGGTGTACAGTAGTAAGGTTACACTCTCTAATAACAGCCGAATAAACGTCCAAAATCCCGGCACTTACAAGTTTGATGTGACGTTACAACTCGAACATAATAATTCCAGTGCAACTTCTGTTACTGTATGGGAGCAGAAAAATGGTTCTACAATAGCGTATTCAGGTCATAGGTTTGATGTACAAGGTAACGACGATTACGTTGCGTACTGGGGGTTTACTGTAGATTTGACCGCAGACGATTACATAGAAATTTACTGGGCAACTGGGGACACACAACTAAACTTGCATACAGAGGGGGCAACATCACCTCACCCCGGTGTGCCATCGGCATCCATTGATATATCATTTGTTAGCAACTCATAGTGTGTGCTTGCCTAATGTAATCTACCATCTATACTGGTTAGTCCCTGTAACAGGAGCGAACCATGACCTTTGATTTTTTAGAGTTGTTTAACGCTGTCAGCGCAGCGCAAAAAGTAGTCACTAAAGACTTCATACCTGCCGAATCCCTAGAAACTCCAATAACTGAAGATGTAACTAATCTTGATAGTTTGGACGTAACATTAATCTTTTTTGTACTTGGGGAGGCTTACGGCATTCCTGAAGACGAAGAACTAAACGATTCTTGGCCCTACGAAAGTGTAGAGTTACTAAGAAACTTTATATTTAAGCATAAAACTAAAGACCCCGAAGACGAGTTTGATTCGATTAAAGCACTTGTGAAGGAGCTATCATGATTTACATGACTCAGTGCCGCACAACGTGTACGACCGATACCACTCTAATTGACGATATACCCTACCCCCAGCACGCTCACATCCTACCGGATACGTTCCGTAGAGCAAAATCTGGATTAAAGTACCCACCCCATGTGTTGATAGAAAGCCTTATTGACGACGAGTTGCGTAGCTATGTAGCTGACAACCCTGTCAAAGGTAAGACTGGATTTATCTTTGCCGCTGGTAATCAAGGCTGGATGGTTAACAACGGGCGGTACGATAAAAACCCTGATACGCAACTGCATTACAAAGTTAAAGTGCCGTTTATTGTACTTACTAATATCTATGCAGGGCGTATAGCAAGTATGTTTGGTGTTCACGACCACGTATCAACAGACGCTAGTGCTTGTGCTTCTAGCCTACATGTACTAATGAATATGCAAACATTGATGGATAACTATGGATTTGATCGAGTTATTGTATTTAGTGGTGAAGATAGTGTGAACAACCTCGTCCTAGAGTTCTTTGGTGAAGCAGGTGCAAGTTTGCAATACAAAGACGAAGGAGAGCGACAGCCTTCTGCATTTGATGATAAGAACCAAGGATTTCATATTGGACAAGGCGCTGTAGTTGCTATATTTGAGAAGGAACACGCGGGCATGGCTGATCCTTTAGCTAAATTCATTGGCGCGTACAGCTCCGCAGAGGATAATACAAACCCTCTAGGGCAACGCCAAGACGGGTCTGGCTTTAGTAAAGCTATCGAAGGTGCATTATTTGTAGCCAAAGCACATCAAAATAATGTAAGGTTAGTTAAAACGCATGGAACTGGTACGCCAGTCAACAATGCTGCGGAAAAATCGGCACTCCTACGTTCTCTAAACGAGTTTGTAGCAACATCCTACAAACCACGTATTGGACATACAATGGGTGCTAGCGGACTATTGGAGACTGGATTGTTGCTACGCGACCTAAAAAGCGGCTTTGTGCCGAAAATCCTAAACAGGACTCAGGATGATTCTGTGTTCTTGTCTTCTGACGCCCCCATTCCCGAGGGCCTAATGCTCAGTCTTGCTGCTGGCATGGGTAACATATACTCGGCTGCGTTGTTTTCACGGGAGGTGTAAAGTGGAAATTGTAGACAGTAAGGAGAAATTGCTTAAAGGGCCTGAGATTGTTGCTATGTCAGCGTACAATATACCAGACCTAAAGTATCCAAAAGAAGTTGTACTAGCAGCAGTTGGAATGGAGTTTACATTACCTCGGACCGATCTTGTACAGATTGGTAATACTGTTTTTGTAGCCCATATGGGTAAAGGCAAGAGCAAGAAGAAGGCGGTAGGGCGAGCTTTTAATGTCGATACGGGACGGAACTTCATCGTAAATGGGTTTAAGTATTTTACGTATTTACAGCAAAAGGGCATCACGCACTATACAACAGAGTTCTATGGCCCTGTGTTTCTAAATGGCTTTAAGCTGTTTAAGCGCCGCGCAGACCAGCAGGATACTGAGATTTCAATTGGTAAGTACAGAAATACCGATAAGTATGTGGTGTTCATGCGACTTGGTAAGAAACCATTGATGCGAGGGTTGTAAATTGAGTGTTATCGTCGATACCGTAATAAGACCCGTAATAGAATGGGTTCATGGCACAGCTCAGGATGCTACTGAATTTGTCTTCGATGAAATTCTAGAACCTGTTGTTTTTTTTCTCGGTGATACTATAGCGGCCCTAGCTGATGATCCGATAGCGACAGTAGCTAAAGCTGTAGCTATCGCCACCAATACTGCATATCTCATACCGTTAATTGATGGTGCTTCAGCCGCCGCCAGTGGTGAAGACATTGGTGACGTACTTAAAGCTGTTGCTGTGTCCTATGTGGCGCAAGCAATTGGTGGTGAAGTTGCACAACATACCGCACCTTATGTTGACGAAGTTATTGGTGAAGCTCTTAGCGAAGGTGTTAAAGCAGTAGCAGTACAAGCAATTACGCAAGGTACGGTTGCCGCTACACAAGCCATAATTTATGGCGAAGACCCACTTAAAGCATTTGCTAGAGGAGGACTCACCGCTGCGGTATCCGCAGGGCTAGGTCAAATTGGCGAACAACTGGGTTGGGAGGTAGAAATCACTAACCCCGACACAGGCCAAAGAACTACCCAAGCTATACCGAATGTTGTTCAAAATATGATTGGTGCATCAATCACTGCTGAACTTACTGGGCAAGAAATTACACCGGAACTAATGGCTACTGCGTTAACACGTGGCCTGATAACAACTCAGCTTGTACGCGACTATATTGTTACTAATCCTGACATTGGTGATAAGGAGATAGGGTTCATTACTGCGGCATTTCAGCGCACTGCGGCTATAGCACTGTCTGGTGGCACCGGAGAAGAAGCTGCTGCTCAACTTATGGGTGTTTTATCTGCGTACGGAATGACAGAACTGCACGACCAAATCGAAAACTCTGGCTTTGGGGATTTTATTGGGAATACACTAGATCGAATCTCTGGAGACTACCAAGCAGTTGCTGAGCTTGCGGATCAAATTGATGTAGTTGGTCCCCGTCTTGGTTCCAATTACGCCGAATTTAAAGAAAAATACGATGCCTTAAAGACTCGATGGGAGGCATTAAACGAGGCTAAAGAACGTGCGCAGGAGCTTAGTAGAGAAGTAGCGGAAGCGGGCGATAGTCCGTGGCTCCAAATGGAGGCAGCAAAAAATATGGAGGCGGTTATTGCCGAAGCAGAAGCAGATGTTAAAGCTGCGCTCGCAGAATATAACGACCTCGTTGAGCTGGGATACGAAGATGATATTAATCGGCTGATCCCTCTAATTGAAGAAGACCATGCTTTGTTCAACACGTTAGAAGAAGACATTATTGCTGCTCAAAATAACCTACAAATAAGTGCTGAAAGACTAGATGGAGAGCTTGTTCCTGTATTTGACCAAACTCAAGGATACTTTGTTAGTGCAATGGACCCCGGTTTTAATGCCGACCAGTACAGACAGCTTAACAACTTAGCAGATGATGTAGACCCCTACACGCACTTCTTAAGAGAAGGGCAGCACGCTAACGTCTACACTAATTTTGAACAGCGCGATGCTGCTATGGGAGAATACAAAGACACTTTAATGACATCAATAATGTCGGATGGGTTTGGTGTTGGAGAAAATTCGTTATTGCATAACCTAAGTCAGTCTCATGTAGATATTCTAAATCAGCTTATTAGTGACGCGGGGTACGATACTCCTCAACAAATACAAGAACTATTAAACAACACTGAACTCCAAGCAGATATATTCAAGCAATGGGCTGGAATGATCACGTCTGATCCTAGCAACGACTATCAAACAGGTGATGGTTTAACTGCTGAGCAAATAGGCACGCTAGCTGATCTAGGTTACGACATGCGAGACGTAGCGGTTGGTACTGAAATGACCGCTGAAGAAGTATTGGCATTGGATCAAGCCGCTCGTAATCCCGACGGTGAAAGGTACTTGATTGGGCTAGGAGAGGGTGTTACCGCAGCAAATGTTGTTTCTGGAGAAGCTCGACTTAGCTATCCCCCAACCGGAATAGAATGGCAGATGCCAGAAGAAATGACTCGTTGGGACCCCGAAGCAGGTTGGATAACTCGACAATTAGTAGTAATTGATGGTCGCCCTACTTCATACCAGTGGGTTGATATAGACGGGCGTACCGACACTCATACTCAGGTTATGGAGATTCTCATTACTGAGTATAGTAATTCAGACTATATGACTGAGCAACAACAGGCAGATATAGCTTTTACTGCTGTTCGAGAAGGTACATCGTGGGAAGAAGTGCAAGAAGGATTCGGTTGGTCCGATAGCCTTATAAATATGGCTCAAAATCTCTTTAATTGGACAGAAAGCCATGATACCCAGATTAATATGGGGATAGTAAGTTTTGACGCTCAGAATTTTCTTGCCAACGCTATGAAAGCTGGTGGCGGTATGTTAGATGCCTTTAACGCCATGTCTACTCTAGTTGGTATTGCTCCAGACAGTACAGCGTTAGGTAAATTTGCACAGCAATTACAAGATGTGGGAGCCGCAGGTAACACTAAAGAATACAAAGAAGCACTAGGTAAGCTCGAAGAAATGATGAATGCACCATCGGATTTGTCAGAAGATGCTGCATGGTACGAACGAGCGTTTGATAAAGTCAAAACTATTGCTGGTGCCGCTAAATCGCACCCTAGCGCGTTTCTTGCTGAGTACATCGGTGTTGAAGCCTTACAAGAACTTGTACCTCTAGCCATTGGTGGTTTCGCTGTACTTGGTGCTAAAGGCGCAGCTCTGGCTTCGGGACGTATATTGTCTGCTCGTATGGCGGCTACTACGGGTCTTACTGCGGCAGCAACTACTGATATTATAGAAGCCTATGGTGGTACTGCTTCTGAAGCCTATGACCGTGCGTTAAATGTTGCCTTAGATTCGACTAACCCAGAAACAGGGCAGTTGTTTACTCAAGAAGAAGCCGAATCGTACGCGATGACCCTCGCTGTGCAGACAGGTACAGTAGCCGCTGTACTAACCGCTGCTACAATGGGTATCGGTGGCATGGCCCTAGAAAAAGCTATTCTTGGAGATAAAGCAGTAACCACTGGATTTGTTGCATCAGGTATAGACGAGCTTGCTAGCCGTGTTGCTAACGGCGGCACTATTATGATTAAAGAGGGCTTAACCGAAGCCCTCGAAGAAGGTCTTGCTACCGCATACCGTGAGGGTAATCTACATCGGCTAGACTCTAGCATTGACATTTCTAGCGAGGTTGCAGGTGCAGCCTTTATGGGCTTCTTGGTTGGTGGCCCTGTAGCTGGCGCTGCATACGGTGTTGGTCAAACTGGAGATATGTTCTCTAACTTCGTATCAGCCGTAGACCCTGATATTCGTGGAGCTTTAGACAAAGTACTAAACGCAGTTAAAAACTATCAAATGACTGATGCGCAATTTGCAGAAACAGTAGGTTACGACCAATATTTAGAAATACAACGCGCAGCAGCTATCCAAGAAATTAATAACGTATTAGATAACCTTGGCATTACCGACCCAATAATTCGTACTAATATTCTTAGCCAAGCACATCCAGAAAATTATGTTAACCAAGCCGAATCTGCTGAAGCGTTTGTTAACGCCAATCCAGATTACACACCAACTGAAGCAGAGATTAACGAGTTTGTACAAGAAGGCGGTCAAAGCGAGCTTGATGTTAATATTGATCGTTACGTTGATGATCGTTACGTGGATGCACAAGAAGTCATTGCAGCGGCGACAGAACAGGGCATAACGCTAACTGAAGAACAAGTACAAGAGTATGTAGGACAAGGCCCTGCGGGGCATGAAGCTGATATACTCGAACAGATTGGCTTAGAACTTGAACCCAGATACACCAGCGAAGCAGAAGCACAGGATATGTTTGCGGCATTAGGGTACACACCTACTGACGCAGAAGTTGCATCATACGTTGGTGCTGTTGCCGAATCTACGCAACAAGCCGCGATTGGCACTTATGTAGACCCACGACAGATTACTACTGCCGAAGCAGAAGCATTGTTTGCAAACCAAAATTTTGCGCCTTCTGCTACTGATATTGCTGCATTTACTGGGCAGGGTGGTGCTAATTTTGAATTGGATGTTGACGTAGCATCTTACGTTGACCCACGTCAGATAACTACTGCGGAAGCTCAAGCCTTCTTTGATAGCATAGATTATGACGCTACTGATGCCGAAGTTGCGCAGTTTATGGGTCAAGGTGATACAGAGTTTGAGTCTGCTCAGACTGAGTTTGCATTTGAGTACGTTGACCCACGTCAGGTCACTGAGGCAGAAGCACGCCAGTTCTTTGCAGATCAAGGGTACACACCTACTAACGAAGAAGTACAGGCGTACATGGGTCAAGGCGATGCAGAGTTTGAGTCTGCTCAGTCTGAGTTTGTATTTGAGTACGTTGACCCACGACAAATGAGTGAAGCTGAAGCACGTGCTGCATTAGTAGCTCAAGGCATACCTGAACCAACTGTCGAACAAATTGCAGGGCTTACAGGTCAAGGCGATGCAGAGTTTGAGTCTGCTCAGACTGAGTTTGCATTTGAGTACGCTAATACGTTCCTAGACGATCTTGGTACTGACCCTGTAGTTGAAGTTGATGATCCTATAGTTGAAGATGATCCTATAGTTGAAGATGATCCTATAGTTGAAGATGATCCTATAGTTGAAGATGATCTTATAGTTGAAGATGATCCTATAGTTGAAGATGATCCTATTATTGAAGATGATCCTATAGTTGAAGATGATCCTATAGTTGAAGATGATCCTATTATTGAAGATGATCCTATTATTGAAGATGATCCTATTATTGAAGATGATCCTATTATTGAAGATGATCCT